TACTATTTTTACTATTGGTGTAAATGCTTATTCTAGGAATTTTGGCGCTGTTAAAAATAAATTTTATAAACGATTATACAAATAAGGGGTTTAATTATGGAAGCATTATATAAAGTAGTTTTTAAAAAAAATGTTGATAGTGTTTATGTAGATATAAAATATATAAAAGCAAGATGTGCATTAATAGCAGAGTGGAAAGTTTCCGATAAGTATAATATAAGCAGGAATTTAATTTTATCAACATCACTATATAATTAAAAAGGGAGTGTTTAAACATGATTAATATAGATAATTTATTAGAGAATCACAAAGGATTTTTTGCTTTTAATAAAGAACAGTTTGACAGTCAAATAGAAAAAAATTTAATACCTTATGTAAGGATTGGCATGGGTGGTTATTTGCCAAAAAGAAATTATAAAAATTTTGTTAATGATTTTGAAAAAATAAAAAAAAGTAATATTGAAAAAGAAAAAGCACTAAAAACAGACTATAAAATTGCTTTTGATTTATTTATGAATTACGAATTACAATACACAGAATTAGAAGACGAACACGTTAAAACATTAGAAAACGACTATAATATAAAGCCAGAAAAAGCACTAAAATATTATAATCGTTTTATGTCTTACTGTTCAAACAATGATTTAATATAAATATAAATTGACATTATTTATTATTTATGTTTTAATGTACTTGTAACATTTTTTAATTTAAAAGGAATCTTAAAAATGAAAATTACTAAAACAACACTTTTACAAAACTATTTTTTAATTGGTGCAAGTGGGCAGAAGTTATGGCAATTCCCTGTTATGAAATCATTTGCTTATGATTCAAGCCAAGAGCCTAAAAAACTGACAGCTAATTATAAGGGGCGTTGTGATGATACTCTCTTTCTTATGAGATAGTTTTTTATTTTATACAAGCCCCGTATTTTTTACGGGGTTTTTTTTGTCTTATTTTTCTGTTTAAACAATCTTATTTTATTTTTTTATTTTAATTATTTTTTTATTTTTATTTTATTTTTTTTCTGTTTAAACGCTGTGGATACATTGTGGATAACTTTTATAGACTTATCCACAGATGATTAAAAATTAAGCACTTGTTAAAAATCATAATAACCCTATAAATTACTCAAGTATTATGCCTAAAAATTAAGCATTAGTTAAAAAAGCTCATTAAGGTATATATAAAGCTTGTCAATCAATCTTTACACTTTATGATAGGATAGCATTAGAGGTTTACAAAAAAGCTCATACGGGGCTATTCTGCAAGCCGTCTTGAAAGCCTTATGTAGCAAGGGATTCAAAGCATTAAAAAAATAAGCATGTTTAAACGATAAAACACTTGACAGTATAAATTGACAGTGTAAAATACACTACAACACCAACGCAATACCATTTTGGAGGTGTTGTAAAAAAACAACATTAAAAGGATACAAAATGAAAAATATAAATAGAGAGACATATTTAAATTTAATCATAAATAAAGCTCAATTAATATTCGCAAAAAATCATTATGATTTACATGGATTAAGCAAAAACATTATGGTGGCATGCGGTTATCCTCCCAACACTAGAATTGGAGCTAAATTTGACACTTTAGGGGTTCATATCAACCCTAAAGCTTCGAGTATTGGTAAACATGAAATATTCATAAATCCCATTGTAGATGATACGTATCAGGTTATTGATATATTGCTTCATGAATTAGTGCATGCAATACAAACTGATTTATTCCCAAAAAGCAAAGCACATGGAAAAGAATTTAGAGCTATATGTAAAAAAATAGGTATGGACGGAAGTAAAAAATATGCTCAAGCGTGTGCTGGTATTGAATTATCTAAATTAATAAAAGAATGGATTAAAGAGATTGGAAAATATCCGCATGGCTCTATAAATCTAAAAGCAGATAGAAAAAAACAATCTACTAGAATGTTAAAAGTGGAATGTTCATGCTGTGGGTTTATTGCTAGATGTTCTAACGGTGCTATAAATAATTACGGCTTGCCATCTCATTGTGGCGTTGAAATGGATATAGCCTAATCTAAACAGTATCAAATTTATTAATAAAACAAGGAAATAAAAATAATGGACACTAAAACAAAACTTTTAAATACATTGCTAAAAGCTACAGAAAAAATGATAGAGCTTGAGGAAAAAGAATTAGCATTAGAATTTGTTAGTGAATTAAGAGATTTAGTTTATGACCACAAATTAGAGGTAGCGTAATAAAGATTAATTAAGCCCCTTTTTAGGGGCTTTTTTAATGCCTTGAAAATAAAGCCTTTCTATAGTATAATTCACCCTATTAAATCAAGCGTTTCAACAATCAATCTAATTTGACATATCCACAAGGCTCACTATGAGCTTTTTATTTGCATTTAATACCTATTATTCATATGAATTTAAAAAGGCTTAAAACGCCTTAAATCAATAGGTTAGGTATTTAAGCGTAAATATAACGGGGTAAAAGGTTTAATAGGCTCATGAAAGTATCTACAAGGCTCATCATAAAGACTTTAAACATTCTTTAACCTTGCCCCTTACAGCAAAATATAATAGCTTAAACGGGCTTAAAACAAGCCCAATGTTATCCACAGGTTTATGCACAGAATAAAAACAATTTATAAAAAGACGTTTAAACATATGAATAATAAACATAATGAAATCAATGAGTTAGAAGCAACAGAAAGTTATCCACAAGGTGATAAGCAGAAGTTATCCACAGACAAGCAAACCCAACCCCTTGATATGACTGCATCACAGGACGATTGCTTAAAAAATGAGCAGAAGTTATCCACAGGAAGGAAAAGGGGAAGACCCCGACACCAAATTTTAGCGACTACCCGAAATGAGGTTTATGAATTATCTAAAGTAGGTACTAGGTATGAAGATATAGCCCTTGTGCTTGGAATGTCTCATGATACGCTTTCTAAGTATTATAAGAATGAATTAGAGAAAGGTCGTATAGAAGCTAACGCAGTTATTGCTGGTACATTGTATGAGAAAGCTAAACAAGGTGATACTGCATCTATGATGTTTTGGTTAAAGACTCGTGCTCAATGGTCAGAAAAAACTACTACAGAATTAACAGGAGAAGGGGGTGCCCCTATAAACATAAAAGTAGTTACTGGAATAGATTAATAAACGCCAGTACCTAATTTTTATTTTTTAACTATATACTATTCTCTACTCTTCTCTTCTCTATTCTATACGAAGTCTATACCATGTCTAGAACATGTCTAGACTATGTATATACTAAATAAAATATTTATAAAAACAGGAAAATATTATGAACAATATGCCCTTAACAGAACTTATTAAAATAATACAATCAAAGGCTATGATGTCTGAAGCAGGAGGATTTGGTAATGTATCAAACAGAGAAAGGCAAATGTTTGCTAATGCTGCTATGCAAGGGCAAGGTAATGTAGGTAATGTGTCAGACCAAGAAATGAGAATGTTTCAAGGAGACCAAAGAAGAAGTTATATGGATGAGATTATGAATATGCGTAATAATGCTCCTACAGGTGTTCAAGGGCAAATGTCTCCAAGAGAGCAACAAAATTTACAACAAATGATGGAATTAGAAAGTATACAAGCACAACAACGTGAAGATAATCTTTTTGACCAGCTAATAAAAGAACAAATGATGCAAAATTATTTGCAAAATCAAGGAATGTAATATGTGGTCATGGCATTTTTTTATGGGATTCCAACTTGGTTTTGAATTTTATGAAGCTGAAAAAATAGATGACAGCAGAAACAAAACTAGTTATAGTTATTTTATAATAGATTTAGGTTGTTTGCGAATACAAAAATGCGAACAAATTTTTAATGTCTGATAAGGAGAAGGTAAATGGGAGCAGGGTACAAAAACAATCCAATGAAAAAAACAAAGAAAGTAATGAACAAAAAGAAAAAGAAAAAAACATACATAACAGACTAGAAGAACTACGCAGATGGTTTGAAACACAAGGAGGTTGTGAGTGAGTTTATACGAAAATATAAATAAAAGAAAAAAAGCAGGTACTAGTAGAACTAAAAAGAAATCTACTATTACTAAAAAAGCATACAAAGAAATGCAAAAAGGATTTCCTAATTCTGCAAAAAACAAAAAGAAAAAAAAGAAAACTAAAAAGGCTTAATTATGAAAGGCGTAAAACATTACACTAGAAGTGGTATGGAATGGAAAGGCAATACACACAAAATGCCTAATGGTGATTTGCATAGTCATAAGAACCATACCAAAACATCTGAAAAACTTTTTCATTTTAGCGAACTGTCAAAAACAGCAAAAGCTAGAGCTAAAGCATAATGACTATAGATTACAGAGGAGAAAAATTCT